GATGGTGATATTGTGCCTGTACCTAATAGCATAAACTGCCTTTTAGATTTTATGGATATTCATACCGAGATTGATGCCCTAGGTTTTTACCCTAATAAGTTTACTGCGCAACACAATACGGATATTCAAAAACACCATGAGGAGCGTTGTTATAGATTAAGCAATCCGAAGATACACTCTCAGGCTATATGTTTTTATGGGATGTTTAGATACAACGTGTTTCAGGATATACGCTTTCCGACAGACGGACCCTTTTCTGGCGTAGGTTATGGCTGGGAAGACTCGGATGTTTATATGCAAATGAGAGAAAAAGGTATTTTTCAATATGTAGCTGGCATAAACGAAGACACAGGCCGGTACTACCATAGGATCAACTCATCTATCAAGCTTATGGGCGACAACACATATATCAGGACCTCAAAAGAACGTGGGGCTTGGTTTCACGAAAAATGGGGTGAAAGGGTAAAGAAGCATTATGCTTGATAAAGTCATTCATAAGCATATAGACCGGATTGACAGTATCGAGGAAGCAATAGATAAGGAAATCGATAAGCTTGTTGAGCACATTGATATAGATGATATTATAGCTGATCCTGAGACAGTTGTTGATGAGATTACAGGCATAGTCAAAACGCTTATTACTGAAAAATATGCAAAAGAGGCCATTGATTTGGGGCTTCAATTTGCCGCAACTGTTAAAAATATGATTAAGCAAGATAAGGAAATAAAAGTACCAAAAACAAAAGATCCAAAGCTGCATGAGGATATAGTCGAATGATAACTGCTAAAGTTCGATTTAATATGAGATTTCCTCGCTTCAATTTTCAAGAGGATTTGGCACAAATAGCTAAGCGTATCGTAATGCCTGAACTTGCAAGAGGCATAAACCGGGGAATAGATATAGAAGGCAAAAACTTTCCTGAACTTGAGCCGGAGACCACAAGGCAAAAAGGCCATTCAAGACCTCTAATAAACGAGGGAAAGCTCCATAGGTCTTTTGTGTTCAAGCGTAGAGGCAAGCATCAGGTTATAGTTACCCTTCGCGCCGATCGCAAAGAGATAGGCAAGTTTTTACAGATAAACGGTATACATAGTAAACGAGGGGTAAAGCATTTTAACTTTTTTGGTATTACGGACATTATGGAAAAGCTATCTATTAATTACATGCGCAAAAAAATACAAGAGGCAATAAAACGTGCCTAACAAAAAAGAACCAGATAAAGAACAAGCATTTAATGAACTCGTAGACCAAGAACTCGATACTATGGAGATCTTTCTTACAGAAAAGGCCGCGAGGACAGCTATTACGCTCAATGCGTATATCAAGGCCCGATTAAGGCAAGGGGCAACAAAGGAAATTATAAGAGCAGACCTCTTAAAGGACTTGGAAGCGGGTGGCCGCATATTCGGGGAGTTCAGAAATGCTATCAAAGCCACAGCTCATGGGGCTATAAATAGACTTCGGGATACTGCGGAATTTTCGGAGCTTGGAGTAATAACAACTTATAGATGGGTGGCAGTTTTAGTTAACACATGTCCTGATTGCTTAACAAGGCATGGCAGGAAACAGGCCTGGGAAAAATGGGAAGAAGAAGGTTTGCCGCGGACAGGGCATACAGTTTGCAGGGAACATTGCAAGTGTATGCTAATACCAGCAGAGACAACGGAACTCGAACCTATTAAACGAGGTAAGAAATAATGTCATATGATACGGTTAAAAACGGCATAGCAGGATTACTTACTGAGCTTGGTTATCAAGAGTCAGATGAGGTAGTCAATTTTGAAAACGCTTCCGAGCATGAGTATGGGAATAAGTTTATTCTTACTGCCCAGGCCGGTGTAATGGATGAGGAAAATTCAGAAACAATAGTAGACAGGTTTTATGACATTCAGGATTGGCAAATACAAATAGCTTTTGAGCGTTCAAGCAATACGGATGTCATAAATAGAGACGATCTTCACAGAAAGCGCGATACTTTGCTTGCTAAGCTAGATAAGCCGGCAAATTGGACAAGCTTCGTGAGGGTTTTAAAATATAAATCATGGGAAGTGGTAGAGGAGAAAAACTACTTTATATTGGTAGTTGATTTAAAAGTTGTAGACACATACGTCTACTCATAAAAAGGGAGGAAAGAAAAATGGTTATGTTAAGCAAAAAAACAGTAGTGTTAGCAAAGATAGAGTCGACCTATGGAACTGACCCTACACCAACGGGGGCAGACAACGCTATCGAAGCGTACGAACCAGCAGTAACAATAAATCCGGACATGAAAGAAAGGTATCCTGGGAGGGACGATATTTCAAGATACCCTGAATTGAGGGGTAAAACCGCTGTTGAGGTTAAATTTTCAACAGTGTTAAGAGGGTCCGGAGCGGCAGGGACAGCTCCAAAAACAGGCCCGTTGTTCAGGGCTTGTGGAATGGGGGAGACGGTTATAAGCTCCACAAGCGTAACCTACAAGCCCGTTTCAAGCAGCTTTGAAAGCTGCACCATTTATGTCTATATAGATGGTATCCTGCACGTGGTTACAGGTTGTATAGGCGACTTTGAGATAGACCTTACGGCAGGCGAAATGGGTAAGGTTAACTGGACATTCAAAGGCCTATACGCATTGCCTACAGACCAGGCTATTGTTACACCGACTTTTGAGACCACAACACCTGTAATCGTAAAAGGCACCACAACAACCTTTGGAAGCTACTCGGCTATTATTGAGAAGCTTATGGTTAAAATAGGTAATGTGGTAGCTGAGAGGCCGGACTTTAACCAAACAGATGGCATAAAGGGTTATGCTGTCACTAGTCGAAATCCGGAAGGCTCACTTACAGTCGAAGCCGTTTTAAGAGCTGAGTCAAATGCTGACTTCTTGAGCTATTTTGACGCAAGGACGCTTAAAGCGCTCTCAATGGCTCTAGGGGCTACGGCCGGTAATATAGTTACCATTACGGCCGATAAGTGCTATCTCCGGGCCCCGGCGCATGGCGACAGGGATGGAGTAAGGACTTTTGAGCTTCCATTTCAGTGTGTCAGAAATAGCGGAAATGACGAGATTTCAATAGCCCTAACATAAGCCAAAAAGAGGGTAGGGGTAAGGTAAGGCTTTACCCCCTTACCCCTTTACCACGGGGTTATAATAGAGAATTTTAAGCCAAAAAAGGAGGCTTTATGCTCGGAATAGACGTAAATGAGGTAGTAGAGGTCAAGATCGAGGACGCTGTGTTTAAGGTGGGGGTTGTGCCTTACGGTGTCAGGCTTAAGCTTGAAGGGTCTCTTTTGCGCTATTCCCAAGAAAGTGAAGATAGCAGTGATAAGATGTTTGCAAAAAATTATGAGCAAATTATAACTGAAAATGTTGATTGGGTTAAATACGGTATCCGTGGGCACTCTAACATAAAAGATAAAACTGGCAAGGAAATTCCTTTTAAATTTCACAAAGAAAAGGTAGGCACACGTGAGCTTATTGTGGTTGATGATGAAATAATAGACCTTTATATGATGATAGGTATTGCTAGCAAACTTTTTTTAGAGGTCAAGAAATTTAACACGCTTACGAGGCAAGAGGAAAAAAACTTATAACGGCAATTCAGGCAAATAACCTGGATTGCCAAAAATGCGGCGAAGCAGAGAAAAGAATACGAGGTTGCGAGGAAGAAGTTGAGCCTTATTTTATAGGCAAGGAAAAAGTAACCAGATGCCCCATAAAAACGAGAACACCAAAAACAAGAGCATATATAAGAATGTATAACAGTATGAAGCTTTTAGGCAGCCTTTTTAATGAGGGTGGAATAGCGGAACAGGCGAGCAAAATGGTAGACGTTTTTTGTGTTATAGAAACAGAGATAAGAAGGATGCAATTTAAGCGAAAGTAATTATTGCCATTGAGTGCCGCAGGATTTGCAAGTATATTTTGTATAGGTTATGGCTCCAATAATAAGACCGATGACAATTAGGATAATACCAAAACCCATGAGCGGCAAAGTAATTATACCGAAAAATATAGTTGTTAATGCAGGCGCCAGATGTTTAGTGCCTTTGCGTTTTGTTATGGAGTTGTTGTTACATTTGGGGCAGATATTGATAAGAGTTGTTATGATATGCCTCCTTTCTTCTTTTGGAAGATGTAAGCTTATTTTATCATGCAATAATTAAAAAGTAAAGAGGAAAATATGGCCAGAAATAAGATGGAAATATTGCTTAGCGCACGAGATGAGGCAACGAAAAAGATTAGGGTTCTAAAGGGAGTAATGGGTTCTACGGCCAGTGCTATAAAAAAAGCGTGGCTTCCTGTTACCGTTGCAGTTTTAGCTACTGTTGTTGCTATAAAAAAACTTACAGATGCGTATATAAATGTTAATAAAGCCCTTATAAAAGCGTCAAACATATCGGAGCAATTTGAAGTAAGGTTAACAACACTATTAGGGAGTGTTGAAGAAGGCAATCAAGTTTTTAAAGATATGGCACAGCTTGCCGGAGAAGTGCCAAAAACTTATGAAGAAATTATGGCAAGTGCGACTGATCTTTCAGCAGTTGTAAGGGGTGGGACAGAAGAAATAAAGAAACTTATGCCAATAATTGTTGATATTTCTTCTGCAACTGGAATGTCAGTTCAAGAAGTTAATGGTCAGATAATTCGTATGTATTCAGCGGGTGCGGCCGCAGCTGATATGTTTAGGGAAAGAGGTGTAAGTGCGGCATTAGGTTTTCAGGCAGGGGTATCCTATACAGCCAAAGAAACAATGGATACACTTATTCAGCAATGGGAAGATGGCACAGGTAAGTTTGTCGGTGCATCCGATGCCTTAGCAAAAACTTTTTCAGGCATGACTTCGATGATGGAAGATGCCTGGTTTAATTTTAAAGTACAAATTGGCAAAGAATTATTTAAGCAAGTAAAAACTGATTTACAGGTTGTTTTAAATCTTATCAATAAGAGCAAAGAAGAGGGGGGAGAATACAATACAGTTATAAAGGAAACGGCAGACTTTTTTTCAGAAGCTTATGAAAATGCAAAGGATTTTGTTGTAGCTGTGTTGGTAGGGACAGCCCAGGGAGTTGATGCTTTTAATGAATTGATTTATCAATTAGAACGATTCCAGAATTTAATACAAGGAGCTGCAATCGGGGCTCAAGAATTAGGTATTAGGTTTGCTGAAATGACAACCCTCGGCCTTGCTAATACAGAGATTATGCAACAAGCTTTGAAAAATATGCAAGCAGAATTAGCCGAAGGAATACAACAAGAGTTTGATGCAAGGAAAAGAGCAAATACGGATTATTCAACCATTTTAGAAGAAAAAATCCAAGCTCTCAAAAAGGTGCTTGAACAAGAAGTTAAGCTTGTTAAAGATGCTGAAGGAAAGAAAACAAAAATAATTGGTAAGGAAAATCAGAAGCAAAGCGCAGAGCAAGCAGCCACAGACAAAAAGAGGGTCGAGGCAAAAAGAAAGGTAGACCAAGAGTTTGTTTCTATGTTTAAAGAAACATTGACAATGGCTGCACAGGAAAGTCGAACCTTTGCAATCCTTTTGCAAGTTTACAATATAGCCGAAACCATAATGAATACAGCAACAGCAGTGATGAAAACTATGGCTGTTTATGGTGGTACCCCGTGGGGGATAGCTATGGCGGCTGCTGTATCAGCTATGGGTGCTGCACAAGTTGGTATTATTGCATCGCAAGGTTTTGCCGAAGGAACAGATAGTGTACCTGCAAAAGTAGCTCCTGGCGAGATGATATTTCCTAGAACTATGGCTGATGCCATCAGAGCAGGCGACATTGCGGTATCAGGCCGGGGTGGTTTTGGTGGTGGTGGAATACAAATTTTTGTGGAAGTAAATAATCCGGTTGTTCGCTCAGATGAAGATATAGATGTGCTCGTCGAGGAAATATCAACAAAATTGGCCCAGGAAGCAGAGAGGATATAATGGCAAACGAGATACTTATAAAATTTGGAACTTTTGAGCTTGATGATACAAACAATATCACAGTTGGAAAGATAGACATAAAAGAACGTAAAACCGTCAAAACGAGCGACATTCCTAAAACAGACGGTTCTATTGCCGAGACAGCCAAAAGAAAAGGATACACTATATCTATTGAAGGCGATGTCGAGGGCTCGGATTACGATGCCTTGCGAACTAATTTTGATGCTTTGAAGGCCGCCTTATACGATGGCCTTCAAAATTTTACTCTTGACGACGATAGATATATCAAAGCGCAACTTCAAAGCTTTAGCTCTAATGTAGTTATAATGCGCCGCCTTATAAAATGGAAAGCTACCTTTATAAGCCACTATCCTTTCTGGCTCGCTGAAACCGCTACAACCGACACAAGAACACCTACAAGTGGGGTAGGGTACACTGTCAACAATCCCGGCAA